GAGAAGGTGAAACAATGGGAATAGAAAAATATAATGAAGAAGAATTTAATGAATGGTGTGAAGCACATGCAGAATGGATGAGAAAGAATTTACCAGTACAAATGGTGGAATCTTTTGAGAATGAACTAGAGTCTTTAATCTCTATTAAAGATAAACATGGGTTTATGCTCTTTCATCTATTACATATGTCTACACTAAATAAAGATGATAACTACTCTTACTGGGAGGAAGCACAAAACGCATGGAATCTAGCATTGCCTATGGTTCAAGCGTTTAACACAATGATGATGGGTATGGCTAATAGAGCAGGTGACGAAAAGACATTACATGCTATAGGTCTATCTAATGCATTGATGTTACAAATGTTTTCTGCACCAGTAGGAGAGGAAGAATAATGCCTAGATGTAATAGACATGCTAGGCTTAAAAAATGGATTATTGATGCTTTAGGTGATAAGGTTTTAACCACTATAGAAATACAAGAGGCTATTTCAAATAGAAGTTATAATAATAGGAAAGTTAAATCCGCACCTACTACACAAAGATTAACTCAAGTTCTTAGAGTAAATAAAGAGTTTGTTAGAGTTAATGAAAAAAAGACCTACCCTGCTTTATGGAGGCTTAAAAATGTATGATAAGTTAACCGAATCAATAAAAGCAAAATGGCCTAAGATAGCCCCAAGAAGAAAGATAAGATACCCAATTAAACTAGAGAATAATTCTGAATATGCTTGGGAATGTAAATGTAAATCTTGCGGTAATATTTTCAGAGTAAAAAGAAATCATTATGGGAAAGAAAAACCCCGAGGATTTTGCTCGCCAACGGGTAGTTATAAGAAATGTCATGTTACATTACATTTAGAAAAAGAAAAGCGTAAAGAGATAAAATTACAAAAGGAAATTGAAAAGAAAAAACGCTCTATCAAGATATGCAACTATTGTAATAAACCAACAGGTAAAAACTCTATTTAT